CAGCGCGCAAAGCAAGGGCGGCGGTAGACTTCGCTTATTGCTAGGTCGTCGTGGCACAGTCAACTGTTGAGCTGATTGTCAATGCCGCCAAGGCGATCAATCCGCTTAGGCGGGTTACGAACGAGACAAAGAAGCTGGAGACTGCGGTCAATAAAGCGCAAAACGGAATCCGCAATACAAATAAGGCTTTAGGGCGAACAGGCAAAGTTGCCAACAACGCAGCGAAAGGAGTTAACAAGCTCGGTAAAGCTGTTCGGGGCCTGATCGCGGGATTCACCGTTATCCAAGGTCTTAAGTTCGTAATCTTCAAAACTGCTGAACTTGAGCGCCAGACAAAAAGCCTCCAGGTTCTGACTGGCTCGCTTGGCAACGCACGCACAATCATTAAAGAACTGCAGGAGTTCGGCGCTGTAACCCCGTTTACCAGCTCAGAGCTAATCGAGACTGCTAAACGCCTCAAGGCGTTCGGGTTTGAAACGGAACAGGTCGTTGACGTGACAAAACGACTCGCTGATGTTGCTGGTGCGACTGGTGCTGATCTCGGCGGGATTGCGACCGCCTTTGGTCAGATCCAAGCGAAGGGCAGGTTGCAGGGCGAGGAGCTGTTGCAGTTGCAGGAACGTGGCGTTGGCTTGCAAGATGAGCTGCAGAAGATGTACGGACTGACAGCGGACGAGTTCCGTAAGGCGTTAGAGGGAGGGCGCATCAGTGCAGATGCGGTAAATCTTGCGCTGAAAAACATCACTGATACAGGGGGCAAATATGCAGACGGTGCAATCGCTCAATCTGACACCCTTGCGGGCAAGTTTTCAACGCTTGTTGATGGAATTGAAAACATTGCTAGGGCGATTGGCGAGACTATCTCTCCTGCCCTTAAATTTGTTATAAGCGACGCAATTACTGCCGTTAATTTTATCACTAAAGCTATTAACAATGCGGCTCTAGCTAACAACTTAGGCTTGAGCGGAGACGCTATTGTTCGGCTGCAACGTAAGGCTGATGCAGAGGCCGAGGAATTAGTTAGGCTTCGAGATCCGAAAAAGCTGCTATCTGGTTTCGCAAGAAGTGGTTTATTTAACGAGCTGCGACAGGCGAGATTTCGAGATTTATTGAAAACAGAAGGTTTCAGGACGGGTCAGTTACAAGCGGAAGTAAGCGAACCGCAAACACAATCAAAACTCCCAGAGTTGCTTCAACGCACAGGCGGCGGCAAGGATCCTGCTGAGGAAGCCGCGAGGATCGCAGAAGCATCGGCAGATCGTGTGCGCTCATTAGAGCAGGCAACTTTGCTCGCATCTGCGCTAACAGACGAAGAGCGGAAACAGTTTGAGCGCCAGATCCAAATCGCTGAAATTCTTGAAAACAAACGCGGCTTAACAGACGATCAAATCAAAGCAGAGCTTGAAGCGACCACTGCGCTGTTTGAGCAGCAGGATGCCACTGAAGCTATTACTAAAGCCAATGAACTTCGCCTAAAGCAAGACGAAGCTCTAAAGAAAAAGCTAGACGAGCAAAAGCAAAAAGCTAAAGAGCTTGATGATGCCTTCCGAAATGGGATTGTTGATGCCATAACCGCAGCTATCGAAGGAACCAAATCGCTAGGCGATTCCCTGCTGGGTGTCATCAAATCGATGGCAAAGCTAATCCTTCAACAGCAGCTATTGAATTCTCTTAAAGGGTTCAGCTTTACCAGCTTCTTAGGTTTTGCAAACGGTGGCCGCCCGCCAGTAGGCCGTCCTTCGGTCGTCGGTGAGCGTGGCCCTGAGCTGTTTGTGCCTGATAGGGCTGGCACGATCATCCCGAACCATGCGCTTGGTAGCGGCGGCGGGATGTCTACTAACGTCACCGTGAACGTTGATGCAAGCGGCACTAGCGTTGCTGGTAACGAGGGGACATCTCGCCAGCTGGGCGCAATCATTGGCGCAGCAGTTCAGGGCGAGATACTTAAGCAACAGCGACCTGGAGGACTTCTAAGCCGATGACCGCTAGCTGGGATTCATCCGTCAACCTTCAGCCGTCCTACGGGACGACAAAGGCCAGCCAGCCGCTTGTGCGCCGAGCACGGTTCGGCAGCGGTTATGAACAGGTGGGCAGCCTGGGCATCAACCAAAACCCTAAGTCGTTCACGCTCACCTACAACTTGTCGGAGTCAGAGTCGGACACAGTTGAGGCGTTCTTGGATGCCCGTGGTGCCACTGAGAAGTTCACCTTTACACCGCCAAGCGAAAGCAGCAGCATCAAGGTGCGTTGCGCCGCATGGAACAAAACGATGACCACAAAAGGTCGCGTTGAGCTGACTACCACGTTTGTTCAGGTGTTTGAAGCATGAGCACGCCGCAGTCGATCCAAGAGCAGCTGCAGTCGTTAGAGCCCTCGGCGATTATCGAGCTGTTCCAGCTGGAGCTAACCGAGGCCGTCAACGGCGTGGATCAGGTTTACTACTACCACGCAGGAACCAACGAGCTGACCACCGATGTTGTCTTTAACGGCCTGACTTACTCGGCTACAGCGATCGAGGTTGAAGGGTTCCAAGCTTCAACTAAAGGTGTGCTGCCCCGCCCGACCATGAGGATCGGGAACACAAACAACGCAATCTCGTCTCTGCTGCTGCTTTACAACCCACTTCAGGCCAAAGTCACGCGGATTCAAACCTGCAAAAAGTTTTTGGACGCTGTGAACTTCACAGGTGGCACAAACGCTACAGCCGACCCTACTGCCAAATTTGAGGACCAGATTTTCTACATTGACCGGGTGGCAAGTGAAAACCCGACCATGGTTGAGTTTGAACTGGCCAGCAAACTTGACCTGATTAACGTGGCGTTGCCAGGTCGTCAAGTGTTGGAGCATTGCCCCTGGGTGTATCGCGAGGAAAGCACCTGCGGCTACAAGGGCACTAACTATTTCGACATCAACAACAACCCAACGACGGAAGCTAACGATGTTTGCGGCAAGCGTTACACCAGCTGCACGCTGCGCTTTCCTGAGGGTGATTTGCCGTTCGGAGGTTTCCCAGGTGCCCGACTTCAGATCTGACGCTGAGGCGCACGCTGCACGTTCGTACCCACGCGAGGCGTGTGGACTTGTCGTCAACGGGCAGTATTGGCCGTGCCGTAACGCAGCAGATGCGCCAGAGAACACGTTTGTGTTGGAGCCTCGTGATTACGCCGTAGCGGCAATGATGGGCAAAGTTGAGGCCGTGGTTCACTCGCACCCGCAAGGTGGGCCACCGAGCGAGTCTGACCAGACTGTGTGCAGCCAGGGCTCTGTGCCTTGGCACATTCTGCGGATGCCTCAGAACGAATGGTTGACTATCAATCCCTGATCGGCCGTCAGTGGGAGTACGGCAAGACCGATTGCTTTACGCTCGTGCGCGATTGGTTCAAGCTCCAGGGCGTCGAGCTGCCGGACTACGAGCGGCCAGAAAGCACGCAAACCTGCGAAAGCATTTTCCTTGCAGAGGCCGAGCGCATCGGCTTTCAGCAGGTCACGATGCAAACTCGGCAGCCTGGCGATGTGCTGATCATGAGAATCGCCACGCGCACGCCGATGCACGCCGCTGTTTTGTTGCCCGACGAGCGCATATTGCACCAGCAACGTGATTCGCTAAGTGCGGTGATTCCGCTGAGCAGATACTATTTGGCAAGGGTCGCGGCGGTCTTTCGATATGCAGCAAGTCGTCCGACTGCTAGGTGATTTAGGCGAGCGGTACGGCGTCGAGCACGTCTATCACAACCTCCGCACGCCTGCTGATGCCATAAAGCTGCTGTGCATCAACTATCCGGCTTTTCAGACCGAGCTGATCACGGCCCATGAAAAGGGAATCGGCTACCGGGTGCTGCAGGCTGGCATTGATTTGGATCTGTCTGAGCTTGCCCTGCCTATCGGTCAAAACGATTTAATCGTCACGCCTGTACTGGTCGGCCAAGACGGTGCGGGCAAAATTCTTGCCGGAGTTGGTCTGATCGCCGCAGCGATTGCGTTTGCACCTTTAGGGGCTGGCTTCCTTGGCGCAGGTCTTGGGATTGGCGGCACAACGACTGCGACGTTCAGCTTGGCAGCGGGTGCCTACACAGCCGCAAGCGTCGGCGTAATTAGCTCTGCAGCGTCGATTGCTTTAGGGGTTGTTGGTTCGTCCCTGGTGCTTGGTGGCGTTACACAGGCGCTGTCACCACAGCCTGAGCTGCCCAACGGCGGCGTGAGCGTAAGAAACGAGTTTGCGGCAACTCGGCCGGAATCTGTTACCCGTGGCGCAAGCGGCCAGCAGTCTTACGCCTACCTCGGAGCACAAAACACCGTTGGTGTTGGCGCGACGATTCCGGTGGCTTACGGCAAGGTGCTGATTGGCTCCCACGTCATCTCGGCGGATGTTGACGTTGCTGATGAATCTGACCCGGTTAAGAAAGCAACGAGAACGCCGGGCCCGGATACCGTCATGCTTAACGGCAACAAGCTGGAGTTTGGCGAGCGCAGAGATAACAGCGCACGCTGGAACTCGGTGCATTTTTTGAACAACCGATCGAACACAAGCGCCGACAGATTCGTTAATCCCTCAAAAGATGACAAACTGACCGCTGCAAACAATTTTCGTCTTGAGTTTACGGAAGGGCCAACAAAAGCGCCCGGCGAGTATTTTGTGTTTCTCGAAGTTAACAAATTGTTTGATCTCGTCAGTGGCCCAGGTTCGACAAAAACTGATGGGTTCATCAGCTACATGATTGAATCAAGGCGTCAAGACACTGACAACATTCATGCCAGGGAGTCATACACAATCCAAGGGCTAACAACCGATACATATCGTTGGTATCACAAATTTGACCCAAACAAAGCGCCGCACATTGACTTTTACAATCTCGATGTAACCATCCTCGACGCATCAGTTGATTCGTCTGTTGTATTCATTATCCGGCACGGCTTCCGCCCGAGCATTTCCTAGCCATGGCACTTAACTCGACCTCTAGCGTTCGGCTTGTTGACCTGCTGTGCGAAGGCCCGATCGAGGGTTTTGATGCCATCAATGAGCAGATTTTTTTAGACGAAACTCCGTTGTTCACGGGCAACGATCCAAACTTTCCGACTGAGGATGTAGACGTTGACTATCGTCTCGGTGGGCGTAGGCAAGAGCGTTTGCTGCAAGCAGGCAACGCAACAACCACAATCACAGGCGTTGCAGTTCAAGTTGGGCAAAACTATTCGGAAACAGTCAACGACAGCGATGAGGTAACAGCACGAGACTACGGCTCTGGAACTGTCATCAGGCAGATCGCCGATTCGGAAGTTGATTCGGTGCAGCTGTTGTTCACGGTCCCACGCTTGCTGTCAACTGCTGTTGAAGGCTTGGCAAAAGGTCAGCCGTTCAACGGCAGCTTGCAAATCCGCGTGTCAGTCCAAGCCCAAGGCGCTGCCTACAACGTTGTTTTTGACAAAACAATCACAGGCATTGCGCTGACGGATTATCAAATCAAGACGCCTGTCATTGAGCTGCCGCGTAATGCCAAAGGCGAGGGCTACCCGTGGAACATCAAGGTTGAGAAAGTAAACCTCGGGGAGAATCACTTCGAGGTCAAGTTTGCGGACTTCGAGGAGGTGCCAACAAACTCGCCGTTGGCAAACGGTCGAGCCAACCAACTGATTTGGTCGTCGATTATCGAGCGCCAAGAGATTCGCAGCGCCTACCCGTACACCGCTTGCGTTGGCCTTGAACTAAACACCCGGCAGTTCAGCAACCTGCCGACTCGTGCCTACTTAGTCAAAGGGCGACTGGTGGAGATCCCGCACAATGCTGCAGTGCGAGATGACGGCAGTCTTGACCTGACGCAGGAAGTCGCGTTCGACGGCAGCACTCGCACGTCATGGACAACCTGTCCTGTCTGCATCTTTGCCGACATGGTGCTCAACGATCGCTACGGCTGCGGTGATTTTGTTAGCACGTCAAACATCAGCTACACGGATCTATACCCGCTGATCCAGTACGCGAACCAGCTGGTCACGAATCAAGACGGCACGACTGAACCGCGCTTCGCCTGCAACGTTGTCATCGGTGATCGCGCAGCGGCTTACAACGTGCTGCAGGATCTCGCCTCGGTGTTCCGTGGGATGTCCTACTGGAGCAGCAACACCGTGCAGCTGGCCGCTGATCACGGCAACCTCGACGGCTCTGCTGTTGATCCGGTTCACCTTTACACGAACAGCAACGTCATTGAGGGCGTTTTCAACTACACGGGTTCATCGCTCAAAACGCGCAGCACCAGCATCCGCGTCCGCTACAACGATCCCGACAACTTTTACAAGCCGAACTTTGTTGTTGTCGAAGACGCGGCGCTGATCACCAAGTACGGCTATCAAGTCCGCGAGGTCGTCGCCTTTGGCTGCACGTCACGCAATCAGGCGTACCGCCTAGGTCGCTGGATGATGGCGTCAGAGGAGCTAGACGGCGAAACCGTCACGTTCTCGACTGGTCTGCAAGGCGCGATCGTTCTGCCCGGTCAGGTGTTTGCTGTCGCCGATGAGATGCGGCAGGGCGCACGCATCGCTGGCCGTTGCAGCGCAGCAACAACAACGACGGTGACAGCAGACATCACGGTGACGTTGCCCGGCGGTGCTGGTCACACGCTCACCGCAACGCTGCCCGACGGCACGATCGAAACCAA